GGCTAGGTGTATGGGATACGGCAAGGAATTCCAAGACATTAAAATCAACGTACACATCTCGGGTAAACGCGGTCCCCAAGGTATCAAAGACGTGGTTGGACGCTTATCCCCCGAAGCAAGAAACTCGATCACCATCGAAAACGACGAAATCTCATGGGGTATCGAGGCTAGCCTAGAATTGGTAGATACTTGTGCATTGGTATTCGATTTGCATCACCATTGGGTGAAAACTGGTGAGTACATTAGCGCAGATGATCCGCGTATTCAACGAATTATTGATTCGTGGCGTAGTGTTAGGCCCACGCTTCATTACTCTGTGAGTAGGGAAGATGTACTAGTAGGGCATTCAACTAGTGAGCGGCCTGATCTTATTCCCCTTATGGAAAATGGGCACAACAAACAAAAGTTAAGGGCTCATTCTGAGTATTATTGGAATGATTCAGTTAACGATTGGGCATTGACTTTCTATGATAAGTTTGATATTATGTGCGAGAGTAAGGCTAAGAATCTTGCTAGTTTCAAATTATATGATAGATATAAACAAAAGGTAAGCTATGCTTGACAAATTAAAGAAATTATTTCAGAAACAACCTGAACCACAAGTTCAAGAACCAGTTCGTAAAGAACCCAAGCCTCGTGCTTCTAAGGAAGAAATTAAACTTACTCCTAAGGAATTGGCAACTAAAAATGGTGAACCGTATGTTAGTATCGTTCGGGTTGAATTAGATCCAAACAATATTGGCAATGGTAGTTTTGAATTGGATTGGAATGATAAGTTCATTATAAATCTTATAAAGGCTGGATATAAGATGCGTGAGGATGATACAGATAATATTATGGTCGACCGTTGGATGCAGACAGTGGCCCGCAATATTGCACTTGAAGTCTATGAACAACAACAAGCTGATCCAGACATGAGAGGTATGGCAGATATGCGTAATATCAAAAGTAAAGATTTGGGTAACGGACGTAGTGAGGTAGGTTGAATGTTTACTAATATTACTTTATATAATCCTGATTTTATTATTGATTGTGCTAAACTAAAATATTGTAAAGATATTTACTCTTCAATGAGGGATAATGGAATTGTAAAAGCCTATGTATACGGAATGTGTTTTAAACCAGGTCCATTGGTGTATGATTTTTCAAAAGTCGGAAAAAGTTGCCCAAGCTTGGAGGAAAAAAGAGAACATCAGGTAGGTGAGCGTATCACTAGACAATTAAGTTGGGTTCCAGGTTGGGCAGGTGAACATGTTCGTAGTTCACATGGTGCAGATTTTTGGTTAGGGATTGAGCATTTTTTAATTCCTAAAGGGTTATTGCCACCAACATTTAATAAAAACGATGTTACCATTGCTGTTTGGGATATTTCTAAAAGAATGCTCACCGCTGATATTCATGAAGATGATGAAGAAAAGGCTACCGGTTGGGCTGAAGGTGAGCTAGCAAGTCAATACAAAAATTCTTTTGGTAGACTTCCGCACCTTAATATTCAAGATCCTTCAAAGACCAAACACTATATGAATGGACATACCCCAAAATCCGTTTGGAATACTTTGTTCGAACTTGAGTAGATGTTGTAAAAATACAACAAAATAATATTTGACAATAAACTAGTTTGGCTATATCATAGTATCTTAAACAGTTAACTTACGAGGGTAAATCATGTCAACTTTATCTACTACCACTTTTCCAATAAGTTTTGTAAGACCAAAATCAATTAAAACCCTGCGTAAAATTATTCACCGATTACAGCGGTCCAAAGGTCAATACATTGAAGCAAGTATTGAAGATCGATTAAATCAATTATTTGACCCTAGTAATGTCGGTTGGCATAAGCACGTTCAACTTTTAAAGAAAAAAAATATCAAGTATCCACGTGGTCTACGAGTTCAATTCGCACTGGTTAAACTCAAATATATTTTTATTGATGATGATATCCAGCGAGCATTAGATATTAAACATTTAGTGAAAATTGCCAACATCAGTAGATTTCGTGTTGAATTTATGTCTGCTATTCAAGGCACAAAAGAAGTAGGTAATTGGCGTTTTCATTCGACTAATGCACAGCACACGGTGGTTCTTGAGGCTGCTTTGGCATATCACGAATTTTGGGATGGTTATGCAGGTGATTGGCGAGAACTTGAAGTTCCCTTTCTTTATATTGAAACTAACGATAGGTCATTTGCAAGGCAACAATTTAATATTTTTAACGGCAAATTCTCTAAGCCAATTGGCCCTTATGACAATCATAAAAACGAGGTATTGTCATATCGGGTCGATGGTAATATGGATTCTGAATACAAAGAAGCCGCTGAATTGCAACAAATTTGCGAAGATAACGGTTACGAGCCTTTGGCTAGCGAGGATGATGAAAATAAAGGACATCCAAAGTGTATTTCTCACATTAGTGCGATGCGTAAATATAAAGGTAAACCTCTACACTGGGACTTCATTTTACAGACTCATGGTAAGTATTGGCCTAATATTGAACTGCATGGTATGGAAATTGATTTGTATGGTTTTATGTATGAATATTTTAAAGTCAAGATGAAGGTTGATGTTTATTCTAAAAAGTTTGAAAAGAATTTTTTAGAGCCGTTTCATGCAGTAATTCAAGTATTTTTTACTTCGCCTGACAATCTTAGTAGTGAAAGCGCTAATACATTTAAACGTTGGTACGCTAAGACATGGGATGTTGATTTAGATGAAGCTGAATCTAAGGTTGACGCACAGGCATCATTTGTGTTGCTAATGAAAATCTATCGTATTTTGGGCGGTAGTCAACAACTACCTGATATCGTAGACCTGTATGACAACACAAAAGCAGGTGATTTAACTCAATACTTGTCAAATCCAATTAAAAATGCAATTGAATCGGTGAAGCCATGAGTGCAATAATGAATGGATGTTTCTTTTATCTGATTGTAACGGCTCATTACATAAAATATGGTAATGAGCTAGTTCAATTGATTGGATATGGTATTACCGTCAACCCTAAAAAAAGGTCAAAGCAATATAGCGACCATTCAGGAACCGAGCAAGAATTTTGCATGTTGTATTATGGACCAGTGTTACAGGTTAAATCACTTGAATCTATTATTAAACAAAGGATTGCCAGTGAATCTCATAAAATTTATGATGAATATGTAGAGTGGATTAGACCTACATCTAAGATGACCGTTGATCAACTGGTCACTCTAGTAAATGATACGATTGACGAGCAGGGGTTTAATATTAGATCATTGAAGGATGATTATTTGCCTTTCAATAATTTAGAACATCATCGAAGAATTACAACTAAGGAACTTAATTATAACCCAAATATGTACTTAGAAACTAACGAAATATCTTGACAAAATCTAAATAATAGTATATTATACACACATGACATACACATACGCACTCATTGATACTGCCAATACTTTCTTCCGTGCTCGGCATATTGCTAGCCGCAATAGTACAACTGAAGAAAAAATTGGAATGGCCTTGCATTTATCACTTGCTAGTGTTAATCAAGTCGTTAAACGATTTAAAATTGATCACGTAGTGGTATGCTTAGAAGGTCGTTCGTGGCGGAAGAATTATTATAAACCTTATAAAGCAAATCGTAAGTTAGATGAATCTGCTATGACTGAAGCAGATGTTGCCGAAAACAAAATGTTTTGGGAAACATACGATATGTTTACTACATTCTTGCGTGAAAAAACTAATGTCAGCGTACTTAGGCATGAACATGCTGAGGCTGATGATATTATTGCCCGTTTTGTTCATTTACATCCTAATGATACGCATTACATTATTTCTTCTGACACTGATTATATCCAACTTATTAGCGAAAACGTTAATCAATACAACGGTATCACCAACCAACTTATCACTACAGAAGGATACCATGATGAGAAAGGAAGGTTGGTATTAGATAAAAAAACAAAAGAACCCAAAACATTGGGCGATCCTAAATTTCATCTATTTGAAAAATGTATGCGAGGTGATTCATCCGATAATGTATTTTCGGCATACCCGGGAGTCCGTACTAAAGGTAGTAAGAATAAGGTTGGATTGATTGAAGCATATGCTGACCGTACTAAGCAGGGCTTTAATTGGAATAACATGATGCTTCAACGTTGGGTTGATCATGAAGGTGTAGAACATCGTGTTCGGGATTGTTACGAACGTAATCGTGTCCTAATTGACTTGACAGCACAGCCCGAAGATATTAAAGTAGCAGTTGATGACAGAATCAAAACAGATGTTCGCATCAATACAACTTCCCAAGTAGGTGCTCATTTTATGAAGTTTTGTGGAAAGTACGAACTCACCAAAATTGGTGAACAGGCTGAGACTTATGCTAAGTGGTTAAATTCGCCTTACAAAGGCCCTCTAAATTAAGGATTTTAAAAATGGACAAACAAATTACTATCAGTGGTCTCACCGATAAACAAGTAGCCATGCTAGATATTATGTGGACATTGAATTCTCAGGAAGAATTTAATGATTGGCTATCTAGTCTAGCGGATGAAGACTGTGAATTAGCAGAACAACTATATTGGCTATTGCTTATTGAAATTGCAGAAAGCCATGATAATGAAGATTATACAGAAGCAAACGAAGTGCTAAAAGCCTTTATGCTTAATAAAAAGGAATAATATGTCTGAAATTGTAGCAAAACCTATTGTTAAGGATCAATATTGGGTCATTACCGACGGTGATAAAAAAATTGGTAATGTTATCGCAAATGGTTCAGGGTTCGATGTTAAAATGAATGGGTCTCAGACCCATTACAAAACTACCACTGAACTCAAGCGTACAACCAAAATTGAATTTCAAACCCTAAAATCTAACAAAACTAAAATCCAACTTCCTTTTGCGAATTATCCTACAACTGGAAAGACTTATAATTCTATTTTGGATATTAAACGCAAACTGCATATCTTTACTAAGACACCAAAAAGCAAGTGTTTTCATGCAGCCGGTTGGTTTATCTTAAATCATACAGGAGAAAACGAAGTAGTATTTTGTCCTAAGTATATTTTTGTACAAAGGTATCCCTATGTAGGTCCATTTAAAACTAAGTTGGACGCTGAAAGCCAGATAAATAGTCAATGATTTATATTAAACGGTTCATTGACAAAGTGTCTTTACTAGAAAGTAAACAGAACAAAGATTTCATTATGCCCATTATAGAGGCTAGAGGTCTGCGTGATGAATTGGCTAAAATGCTAGTAGATTATTATGAAAATAATGATAAGAAGCCAGTTGATGAACCTGTAATACAAATAGAATTAAAAGCTGGATCTTTTAAATGAGTAGAACACAGCCCAAAGTCTTATTAGAAATAGTAGATAAGACAACTTATAAATGCGACCAAATTGTAGAAGCAAGTGGTATTTGGGCCGTGTTTTATGAGGGGCAACCTATTAATCTTAAGTCACAACATTACTTGGATAGTGAGTCTACACCAAAATATAAAAAGACTAGTTTTAGTAATCCAGGTCACGCAAGAAATCTTTGTCGCAAGTTGAATGTACAATTCAAAACAGACAAATTTACTGTTGTTTTTATGAACAACGGAAGGTGCGTTTACCCAGATGATCAGGCATAAGACTACCAAAAAAATAATCACAGAAACGGTATTAAAAGAGATACCAGACACTTTTCATATATACCATGAAATACCAGTTGAAGATTTAATGTTCAAGTGGTGGATGACAGGTAGACAAGAAGGATTAAGATTAACTGATGAAGGTATGATAGCTTTTCAATTAGCAGAAATATCTCATTATGACTATGAATTCAAACAAGAAGGACAAAGTTGGCATAGTTTTGTCCTTGAAGTAAACAAAAAAATAAAATGTCCATATTACTTAGGTGTAAATAAAACTGAAACGAAAAAACTTCCCTACATCAGACTGTATGACAGTAAGATTGCCATGATGATAGGCTTATACGGCAACTTACATGGATATCTAAATTCTATAAAGGTGCGTCAATGACTGAAGAAACTAAACCAAAAAAACCAACTGTCACTTTGCCAGTTAAGAAAACCTCACAATTTGCTCAACCCAAAATGCCTAAGCCAAATACAAAAGGGTTTGGTGGAACTAATGTAGTTCGCAGAACTGGGCGAGGCCGATAAAATAATTGTCAACGAATACTGTAACTCAAGCGTTAATGTATATAGATACATGGTGTATCTAAAAATCTCTTTCATTTAACTTATAAAGGAAATTAAAATGAAAACAATCGCAACTTTGATCGCCGGACTTTTTGCTGTAACCGCTTTTGCTGCTGAGCCTGCTAAGGCCCCAGCTGCTGCACCTGCTGCTGATATTAAACTTCCAGCAAAGAAAGACGAGAAAAAAAGTGAAGCTGCGCCTGCTGCCAAGGCAGACGCAAAGGCTGCTGCGCCAGCTGCCCCAGCCGCAACTAAGTAATTTTTGTTTAGATGATAATGACGATGGTACTACTGCCGAGGATTTAGATTTTCATGCAGGATACCGTCGTGACATTATCTTACCAAAAAAGATAATAGAACCTGAACTTAATGACTATATTAAATCTAGGTTACTATTATCTAGGTACTTAGCACTTAG